CATACGAGTTGTTCAAACAACTTGTTAGGAGGGGAAAGATGCCGCAGAAGCTGACGGGAGAGCGCCTGTACGTGGTAACAGTGCATGTGAGCGCTGGCGATTACCTAAGCGTGGATCTGGACGGAGAGTTCAGCGACGATCGCCGCGCAGATGCTGCTCAGCTGCTACAGCGCGCAGCGCCCTTGCTGGCGTCAGGTATTCGGATGGAGGCGCCGCGCCCGCCTGCCAAAGTCCCGGAACGATGGGAAGACCGCGAGGTTACGTCATACCTGGACAAAGACGAGCGCGCCGCGGTGCTGGCCAATCCGGATGCAATCGAGCGCACACCAGCGGGGCGCGTGATCTGGAACCGGGCGGCGTACCGCTACGTGCTTGCCATGAGTGAAGCGGGCCGCACGATAAACGAGATAGCCAGCGAGATTGGCACAGGGACCGAATACGCCAAGGGTCGAGTCCGCGCCGCCGAGAGACACATAGGCCAAACCGCTAGACCCAGCCACTAGACCCAAGCACCAGACCGCCAGACCCAAGCCCGCCATTGTGCGGGCTTTTTCGTATCTACACCCATTGCACACCCCCGCCAGTCACATAGCGTCCGCCGCATCAAGGGACTTTTCGGTCCCTTGTATCACCCGAAACCCATGCGGCCACGGCGATATGTGGCGGGACGAGGCAAATGACACCAACACAAGACGAGTTTCTACAGCAGCACGGCGCGGATCTGACCGCTGAACAGGCCGCACAGCTCTTGGAGCTGAGTGGAACGGGCGATACCGGCACCCAGCCGGACGAAGGCGGCGAGCCCAACGCCGCCCCTGGACAGAGCGACGACACCAATACCGATGCGACGGATGACACCAAGGAAGGCGACCAGCCCGACGGGGATCCCGAGCTTGATCCGGCCAAGGCCGTAGTTCTGGCGAAGGACGGTGTTCACACCATCCCCTACGACAAGCTGGTGCAGGCACGCGAGGGCGAGCGAAACGCCAAGGCGGCGCTAGAGGCTGCGCAGGCCGAGTTGGAGAGCCTACGGGCAGAAGCGCAAAAGCGCGCGGACGCCGGCCAGGCACCAACCCAAGCCGACGCGAACCTGGCGATTGCCGAGCAGGCGCTGGAGCAGGGATTCGACCCAGGCATTTTCGGGGATTTCTCCGAGGAAGCCATCGCCAAGGGCGTACAGACCCTGGTGGACGCGCGAGTCGAGGCGAAGATCGCCGAAGCGCTCAAGCCTCTCCAGGAGCGGCAGAAGCTCACCACGGAACAGGAGGCCATCCAGGCCCATTGGGCGGCGATCACCGCGAAGCATCCGGACGCTGAGTCCCTTTTCGAGAGCAAGGAGCTGGCCGACTGGATCGCCAGCCAACCGAGCTTCATCCGCAAAGGGTACGAGACCGTGATGGCGAGCGGGACCGCTTCCGAGGGCGTGGAGCTGCTGGACGCCTACAAGTCATCCACTGGAAAAACTCAGGCCAATGCCGGCGACCTTCGGGCTGCTGCAAAGGCCGCTGCCGCCAAGGCTCAACCCGCAGTACCGGCCAGCCTCTCGGATATTCCGGGCGGAACACCTGGACCGACCTCGAAGTTTGAAGCCCTGGCGGCGCTTGAGCCGATGGAGCTGGCCGAGCGCCTGGCGCAAATGAGCCCCAGGGACCGCGAAGCCTGGTTTGAGCACCAGATGTAGTTTTTTTAGAGGGACTTAATCGTCCCTCAGTCCCGATAAATTGCTAGGAGGTCACATGACCGGCAAGACCCACACGCCGTATGGCGACAAGACCGCGATGGTGCAACAGGCGGTAGGCCTGTTCGCTGCGCACACCCAGCGTAACACCACCCTTAACCGCCTCACCGGCAAGATGCCTACCGGCACTTCCGGCGCCGAGGCCACTCTGCGCAAGCAGACCACCCAGCACATGCCGATTGTTCGCTGCCAGGATCTAGGCAAGGGCAAGGGCGACGAGGTGACTTTCCACCTGCTGAACCCGGTAGGCGCCAAGCCGATCATGGGCAGCAACTACGCCGAAGGGCGTGGCGTCGGCCTGAAGCTGTCGGAAGACCGCCTGCGCGTGAACCAGGCTCGTTTCCCGATCGACTTGGGCGACACCATGACCACCATCCGCAGCCCGGCCGACTTCCGCCGCTTGGGCCGTCCGGTGGCGCAGAAGCTGGCCGACCAGTACGTCGATCAGTCGCTGCTGGTCCACATGGCCGGTGCCCGTGGCTTCCACGACAACATCGAGTGGTCCGTTCCGACCGTCGCGGATCCGAAGTTCGCCGAAATCATGGTGAACCCGGTTAAGGCGCCGACCAAGAACCGCCACTTCATCGCTGACGGCACCAACGGCATCCAGCCGTTCGCAGTGAACGCGGGCGAGGTCGATCTGGCCACTACCGATATGTTCACCATGGACACCGTGGACGGCGTGCGCACCTACATGGAGCAGATCGCGCTGCCGCCGCCTGCCGTGATCTTCGAGGGCGACGAGGCCGCCACTGACTCGCCGCTGCGCGTGATGCTGGTTTCCAGCGCGCAGTACACCAAGTTCGCCGCTGACCCGAACTTCCGTCAGATGCAAGCCTCTGCGCTCGCTCGCGCCAGCCAGGCCGGCGGTCATCCGCTGTTCAAGGGCGATGTGGGCCTGTGGAACGGAATCCTGATCGTGAAGATGCCGAAGCCGATCCGCTTCTACGCGGGCGACACCATTAAATACTGCGCCGCCTACAACACCGAGTTGGAGAGCTCGTGCGTGGTGCCGGACTCGTTCGCGGACAAGTTCGCCATCGACCGCGCCATCCTGCTCGGCGGCCAGGCCGTTGCCGAGGCGTTCGCCGCCAGCGAGAAGGCCAAGCTGCCGTTCTTCTGGAGCGAGAAGGAGCTGGACCACGGCGACAAGGTTGAGCTGCTGCTCGGCATGATCCGTGGCGTCTCGAAGATCCGCTTTGAAGTCGACCACGGCGACGGCAAGCAGATCACCGACTACGGCGTCACTGTCATCGACACCGCTGTGCCGATCATCGGCGCCCGTAAGTAACTGATGGGCTGGGCCGGTGAACGCCGGCCCTCACCCAGCACCCTGAACGCAATAGGAGCCCATCATGGCCAAAGTAACTCTCAGCCAGTTCCGCGGTCGCCAGTTCGGCGGCGCAGCTGGTGCCTACGGCAATCTCACCGTGTTGCCTTTCGCCCTGCAAACCACTGCCGCCGGTGGTGCGATCGGTGCTGACTCGATCGCTCCGCTCGCCGTCGGCGATGTGGTTGACCTTGGACCGCTGCCGGCCGGTATGCGCCTGGACGACAGCATGATCGTCGTTTCCACCGCAATGACCGCTGCCGTCACCGGCTCGCTTGGTTTCGCCTACGAGGACGGCGTAGACCACGCCACTGTGCCGCAGGACGCGGCCTACTTCGGCACCGGCCTGGTGCTCAATGCTGCCGGTCGCCTGCGCAATGCGTCGAGCAAGGCGGTTGTCACCCTGCCCAAGCCTGCGCGCTTGATCCTGACTGTTGCCGGGGCTGCGAATGCCAAGGCAAGCCGGCTGGATATCACCGTTACCGGCGAACTCACCGGCGACAAGTAAGGCAACCGGGGAAGGGGCCATTGTGGCCCCTTTTTCATAGGGGAATCATATGAAAATCATCACCCTCCTACACATTGCGATGCTCACCCATGAGGCGAACCGCGCCTATTGCCTGGCGATCGGCGATGACAGCCAGCCGGCATGGGCAGACGCCCCCGAGTGGCAGCAGAAATCCGCCATTGCGGGCGTTGAAATGTATATGACCAACCCTGACGCCACGCCGGAACAGGCGCACGAATCCTGGCTCAAGCAGAAGGAAGAAGACGGCTGGGCCTATGGCGAGGTCAAGGACGCCGAGAAGAAGATTCACCCGTGCTTCCGGCCCTATGCCGAGCTGCCGCCCGAGCAGAAGGCCAAGGACTACATTTTCCGTGGCGTGGTGCTCGCCATGCTCAAGCTGGCCGAGGACACCGAGCAAACATCGAGCAGCGGCAGCGTCGATGCCAGCAGTGCGCCCGTCCAGGCTACCGTCTCGCTCAACGTCGGCGAGGTGGCGGTGAAGTACATCGGTCGGCGCCCGACCTTCGAGGATCGCGTCTACGGTACCGGCCTGACCTTCAGTCAAGGCCAGACCCGCGCGTTGCCGGCGATCATCGCGTCGCGCTTCCTGCGCCATCCGGATGTGTTCACCGAAGGATCCGGCGAGGCTGATCGGGATCTGGTGCCGTCCGACGACACCAGCGAGCACTTGGCGCGCCTGGAGCAGGAGCAGAGCAAGCAGCACAAGGAGCTGAACGAGCTGCAAGACCTGCGCGATAGCGTCCAGCAGATGACCAAGGCCGGGCTCGAGGAGTTCGCGCGCACCAAGTTCCGGCAGGAGCTGGACAAGCGTAAGAACCTGCCCGAGCTGCGCGCTCAGGTGCTTGGCTTCATCGATCAGTTCGGGGCTGTGTAATGACCCGCAATGACCTGGTGCGCGAGTTCCGCATCGCCACCCAGGACACAGTGGCGCCGTATCTGTGGGAAACCGCGGATATCGTGCGCTGGCTGGAGGAAGCGGAGCGCGAAGCGTGCGTGCGTGGGCGGCTGCTCCATGAGTCCAATGATCCCGATATGTGCGAAATCCGGGTGGCGGTCGGCGAAACGGCCTATCCGCTTCACCCCAAGCTCTACGAGATTAGCCATATCGCGTACCTGGACGATGGCGCCGCTTGCCGCCGGCCGATCAAGTTGGTTTCGACCGAGTACCTGGATGCCACGGTACGCGGCTGGCGCGATCAGTCGGGGCGCGTCGAGTATGCGGTCCAGAACGAAACGTCGCTGCGGCTGGCGCCTCGTCCTGATGCCCCCGGCGTGGTGCTACTAGAGGGCTACCGACTGCCCTACCACCGGGCGGGAGCTACTGGCTTCGAGGTTCATGAATCGCACCATCGCAACCTGCTGGATTGGGCGCTGTACCGCGCCTATTCCGTGCCGGACGCGGAAACGCTGGATCTTGGTCGCGCCACAGATGCGCAGCGGGCGTTCGCCGACTACTTCGGCGACAACCCTGGCAGCGATCTGCGCCGCCAGACCCGCGAGGACGTACCCCATCGCAATGTCGGGTACTACTGAGCGAAGCGGCGCCGGTCGACCTGGCCGGTGCCGTGTTTCAGCTTGCGCGCAGCGCCGAGTCACATAGCGTCAGCGGGAAATAGCCCAGGGCTTAACCCATGACAGCGCCCACCTTCGATATCCACATAGTTCGCGGGAAGACATTCACGCAGCCGTTCATGTACGCCGACGATGAACTGGTCTATCGCGCGATCACCGCCATTCCAAGCCAGGCGCCCGCACGCATCACCGCTCCTGCGCATGGCGTGCCGAGTGGCTGGCCGGTGCGCATTGAGAGCACGCGGGCGCCCGCCGAGCTGAACACGCCGCAGGGCGAGTGGCTTACACCGTCGAGAGTCGATGACGACACGCTTGAGTTCGACGAACTCAACCTGACCGGCGCCAAGCCCTTTCGCGCGCCGAGCGTGCTGATTTATCCGCGACCGGCGGATATCGACAGCTGGAAGGCGCGCATGCAGATCCGCGACCGCATTGGCGGCGAGGTGCTGTTGTCATTCAGCTCCGACCCTGCTGACTTGGCAGACGGCACGATCACCCTGGATGTTCCAGGCAGCGCATTCGTCATCGAGCTGCCGCACGCCGTCACCGAGGCGATCGGCTGGACACGCGCCGTCTACGACCTGGAGGCGATCCGGCCGGACGGCTCCGTTATCTCGATCATTGCGCCAAGCAAGGTCACTGTCGGCCAGGAGGTCACGGTATGGCCCTAATCATCATTCCAGGACGCGCACCGCTGGCAATTGGCGGGTCGAGTCGGCGCGGGATCAATGGCGTGGGCGTTGAATCTGTGCTGATCGATGCCAGCAAGCACCTGATCGTCACCCTGACCAATGGCGTCGCGCACGACGCCGGACAGCTGCCCAGCAGCGACGAGGTGGAATCCATCGCGGCGCAGCTCGCCGAAGTCGTGGCCAATGTCGAGCAGCTGCAACAGACGGTCGGCACGCTCAGTGATCAGGTGGAGGCGCAGGGGCAAACCATATCCACGCAGACGCAGACCATTGCGCTGCTGACCGAGCGGGTGGTCCATCTGGAGCAGGGCGCCCCCACCGACCCCGAAGTCCCTGAGAACGCGCTAACCGGCGCTGGTGGTGAACCCCTTACAGGACCGGGCGGCGAGTACCTGCTGTTCGTGTCGAGCCCAATACCCGAAAACGCACTGACCGGCCCCAATGACGCGCTGCTGAACGACGGCAGCAATCAGAGCCTTACCACCGGAGAAGTAGCATGACCATCCAGCCCGTTGGAGAAGGGGCTGCCGCACCGTCGGCCGCGCCGCCCAGTGTGGGCGCGCATTACGTAAATACCGCCAACGGCGATCAGTACCTGGCCAAAGGCACCGAGAGCGCTGCCGACTGGGTGCTGCAAGCGCCTGGTATGAGCAAGGCCGAGGCGGATGAAACGTATCAGCCCAAGGGCAGCTATGCGACCACGCAGCAGCTCTCAGAAAAGGTCAGCACAGAGGCGGGCAAGGGATTGTCCACGAACGATTACACCAATGCGGAGAAGGCCAAGCTGGCAGGCCTGGAAAGCTCACATTACAAGGGTTCCTATCTGTCACTGGCCGCGCTGGCTGCTGCCTTGCCGCAAGGGGCGCCAGGCGACTATGCCGACGTGGATGGCGGCGCCGGGCAGCCCGTTACACGTCACGTATGGGATCCAACTGACAGCAAGTGGGAGCCGCAGAGGGGCGCTTCAGCCGAGATGACCGCCGCGCAAGTCAAAGCGCTATACGAGTCCAACGCCGACACCAATCCATTCACGGACGCCGAAAGGGACAAGCTGGCAGGGTTGCAGCCTGGCGATGGCGGCGGCGATGGCGGTGGGGGTGATGACACAATTGTGGAGACAGAAACCGAAGCCAGCTTCTCGTACACCAATTTCTTTGGGGCGCCCTCGACAGCGCCCAGTCGAACAGGGCAGAAGTGCGTCCAGATCGATATCAACGGGAATGTCTGCGAATGGACTGCTGCTTACTATGACTGGATGGGGGGGTTCATGTGGCGAAAGAGCCTACTGCCTCTCGCCTACTCCGGACTGGGCGTGCCTCAAATCTCCGATTTCACGATCGAGGCACACCACGGGTCTTTGATCTTGAACAAGGACAAGGCCGACGCTCAGATAGGTACCCGCGTACTGCTGCCACCTACTGAGGTCGGACAATATCCAGAAGAAAAAGTCTTCCCGAAAGAGTCGATCTCGATAGTGCTGCTGAACTGGAGTAACCAAGCCTGGCGCCTGACGCTAGACCCTAGCCTGTCGTGGACGGCCGGGGCAGAAGTGGACGTAGAGGCCTACGGGCTTGAAAAGCTGGGCATAACTCACTCGTTCACTGGTGCTGAGTCGAACATGCTCACGCTGGAGGTGCCCGCTGATAAGCAGATCGGAAGAGCACACGTCAGAACTCC